TTCATTCCTGTTGCCTATCATGTCAATCCCGAAGGTCCGGCATGGGCTTTCTCGCAGGACACTATTGAGAAATACGAAGAGGCTATGTCGTATTTCTTCGAGAACAACAAGGCATACGCTTTCCCGATATTCTATGCGAAGGGCAAGGGCGTGAAGCTCAGTGGAAACATGAACGGTGCCGTCAAGGCTGTGGCTATCTCCGACCCGAAGGGCGAAGCTGGATTCCTCAAGCAAGAGGACGTCTCAAACTCTTACAACACACTCCTTATCAAGCTCTACGACCTCATCTACGAGCAGTCGTTTGCCGTCAAGCCGCCTGAATTGAAGTCTGGTGACCTACCAGGCGTAGCCGTGAAGTTGCTCTTCTCGCCTGCCATTGAACAGGCTATCGGTGATGCTGAGCACTTGCAGCCGTTCGTGGAACAGCTGGTACGTATCGTCAAGTATGCTTGGGGATATAAACTCAACCATCCTGCCACACTCATGAAGCTGCCTATCAAGTCGTGGATTGAGCCGTACATTCATCAGAACGATAGCGAGCTGATGACGAACCTCGCCACTGGCGTACAGCAGGGCTTCATTTCCAAGCAGACAGCATCAGAGCGTGCTTCTAAGTACACGAAGAATGATGAAATGGACCGTCTGCTGAAAGAGTATAAGCAGAAGCAGGAACTCGACCTTCTCTATGAAATCAGAAAGAAGAAGGCTGAGGTGGAGGCTGAGCTTGAAAAGCTCAAGCAGACATCGAAGATTCAGACAAAACAGGGGAATATCCGTACTGGCAACGGACGTATTCGTGAAACAGATTCTCAAGGAAATAGGCCAAATGAGAACAACTGGGATGATTGGAACAAAACGCATTAAAAATCACTAAAATATTTGTGAGATAAGAAAGTATTACCTATCTTTGCAAAGTCTTAAATATTTATTTTATATGGAAGAAATTTGGAAAGATATTAAAGGTTATGAAGGACTCTATCAGGTATCAACGCTTGGTAGAGTTAGGTCTGTCTCACATGAGGTTATAGACAGTATTGGCAGGCACTCTATTAAAGAGGGCAAAGTACTTTCTCTAAGAAAATCCACTCAAACTGGTTATCCAACAATTAACCTTACAAAAAACGGGAAATATACGTCTTTTAACGTTCATCGGCTTGTTGCAGAAGCGTTTATACCCAACCCAAACAACCTACCATGCATCAACCATAAAGACGAGACAAGGGATAATAACGTTGTTGACAATCTTGAATGGTGTACTTACGGATATAACAACATGTATGGTACTGCTCCAGAGAGAAGAAACAAAAGCCTTAGAGAATATTTTGACGAACACACCATCACAGGACACGACTTGCCCACAAGACATGTTGTGCAATATTCTTTAAGTGGCGATATTGTAAGGGAGTTTAATAGTATTAATGCGGCAGAAAGAGAACTTGGGCTTAAACCGTCATCTGGTATTTCTGCCTGCTGTCACGGAAAACTCAAAATCGCTTATGGCTTTGTGTGGAGATTTAAAGACGAGCCGTTTTCTCTCGAAGAATACAAGCCAAAGCGCCATCAGAAATTCGTCATCAAGCGTGATGCTAACGGGGAAGAGATTGCGAGATATACAAGCATGTCCGCTGCCGCAAATGCAAACGGATTTGACAGAAAGTTACTCAGAAAGACAAATTCTATCAATGGCTACACATACGACGTAGAGAAGAAAGAGAATGAATATATCCCAAAAGGACACAAAGGCCCACGCCAGGACCTTATAGACAAAGGAACGAAGAAAGTGTATCAGTACACAAAAGACGGCAAGTTTGTAGCAGAATATAATAGTATCAAAGAAGCTGCAATAGCCATGGGCAGCATAAAGCGTTCGTCGGATATTATAAATTGCGCGAAAGGTAATCTTCGCTCTGCATTTGGATTTGATTGGAGATATAATAAAAAGAAAAAATAACTATGGACGTAACAGTATCATCAAAGACTAACAAGCTCGCTCGCTCATTGGGCCTTACTCCTGAACAGATGGCTTTCGCTGACCTCATAACGCAAGGGTGGTCAGAGGAAGATGCCTATGCGGTGGCTATCCGTACTGGCATGGCAACATGGAACCGTACGGCCATCAAGGATGAAGTGGCAAAGATTCTTTCTTCTGCTGCCATACAGAAGCGTATCGCTGCCAACAAAGAGGTACTTCGAGAGTCGCAGGTGAAGAAGATTCAGAAGGATATGAAGGAGAATGCCGATGACCTTCTGGAACTGGCTACCAACAAGGAGAAAAAGCTGATAGAGTTGCAGACCATCCTCAAAACCCTCAAGCCCGGCTCGACGGAATACAACAAGGTCAATGACCAGATTATCAATATCTCACGAATGAAGCAGAACGAGGTGAAGACGGATGACAAGACCATTCACTACTACCTGCCTGTCTCATATCCTACTGGCTGTCATGACTGCCTGTATTCTCGATGCAACGAATGTCAGTATAAGCGAGAATGCGAAGAAAGGAAGAAAACCGAAGAATAACAACACTTCTTATAAAGCCAACGTTAATACTTTTGTTTTTGAATCATACGAAAAGAGAAGGGGAGCCACTTGCGAAAGCGACCCCTCTTTGTTGTGTCTGTTGCCGTATAACGACAATCATTCGTCAAAATGCTCACAAGCTCTGTCGCTAAGTAGGACACAAAACTTTCCGTCTTTATACCAAGGGCATCTTCCCATGGTAGGCTTGCGCCCGTGAACACTCAGCGTATGGTGTGAGGTCTCTGGAGTGCAGTTCTTACATTCGCCACACTTTCTGCCTACCCATTTCTTGGGCTTCTCGGGTCTTGGTAGCGGATTGGGCCTCCTATAGACAGTCATACTATAAACCTATCTCCATCTTACGCCCATACTCTGCTATCAGCAGAGCGTCACAGGTTTCATTAGTAATCTTCTTGCCAAGAGAAGGAAACAAAGCCTGGGCCTTGGCTTTGAGTTTCAACTTGTGTTCCTTCTTCTCTGCTGCCGTCGATTTTGTGATACTCGAATGACCTACAGAATACAACTTCTGCCATTTCTGAGGTGTCACATCGTTTGTCGGCAACTTCAATGCGAGCAGGGCCATTTCAAGATGGCCACATCCCTTGCCGAAACTGAACGCAGATGATGCACCTTGGCCGGGGATTCCACCGACTTTCTCAATATAGACTACAAAATCAGCCCTTTTGCCGTTAATCGTGTCAAAACCCGATTCCGTCAGTTTAAGCAGATGCAATAGCAGGTCCTGTGGAGTCTGTGGCATTTTTTCAACGTTGACAACTTTACCGTCTTGGTCGAGCATGGCAATGCCACCTTTTATTCCTGGATCAATCCCGATGATGTACTTCATAGCAACTTCTTTCTTAACTCCTTGATATGTTCGGTAATCTGAGTCAGCCTTTCCGTGACAAGACTGTCATTGCAGCAAGGGATAAAGTTTGGTAACTCTACCTTTGGATTTTCAATGGAGCAACACAGTGCATCGAGAAAATCCGTCACCCGCGTATAGTCCTGAATAATCTCCAGTACCTCCTTATTCACCTTCATGCTCGCCTCCTTCCTCTAACTCCTTGGCCATTTCGCGAAGCTTGTCTTTGGCTTCTTCATTAGCCTTTACCTCTTCGAGGGTCTTGTCATCCTCTGCCTTCTCTTCGGCAGTCTCAGCAGCACCAGCAAATGCTTTCTGACGCTCAATGAGGGCTTTCAGGGCATTGGCCTTGTCCTCGTAATACTTCTGGTCGCCAGTAGTACACACATCAGTCATCCACATGCCAAAGACATGAAGAATGTCGGCAACACTGTTCTGAGAAAGCGTCTCGCCATTCTCTTGGGCTTCGAGAGCTGCAGGGATGCAGTAGTCAAGCCAACGGAATACCTGTGTGTTGAAACAGAACGTCAGGGCAAAGATACCACTGATGGCTTCTACCTTGATGTAAGGGATGCCGGCTCGTGTCAGCTGCTTCTTCAATCCAGTAGGCACGTTCGCGTCGGCACGCAGGCCTTTGAGCTGGCTCTTACTCAGCGATTTCGTGAACTTGAGAACTTTATAGTTCCCGATTTTGATTTCCTTACCAAACGGCAAAGAGGGTCTTTCTTTCTTTTCTTCCATGTTAATCGTCTTCTTTTATGAATGTTCCTTTTTCTTCTATGTAATCTACTTGAAGGTTGGCATCGTTGATGACAAACTTCTCTTTCAGACGCTCAGCATTACAGCCATAGACAATATAGCTGTTGCCGTCCTGGGAGCGTTTCTTGCCAAAGCCAAGCTTACTCATGGTATGCCCGAACTTCTGACCAGTAACAGGCTCTACATCGTTATCCTTGCAGAAACGATTGAGGCTTTCAATCATTTCCGATGAAGGAATAAGGGTGTACTCTTCATGTACCGCATGGGCCTCCTTGCGC